AGACTATGGGTTCATGGAAAGAGTGGTCTGGATTAGAAGGTGAACTAGCAGGCGCAGCACAGCAAGGTACACAGGCTAGATTAGATGCTAGAGAAGCTGGTATAGCTGCTGATTTACAAGTTATTAGAGCTACACCTAATTTATCTAACGAAGCAAAGCAACAGTTATATACTTACTATAGAGACAAGTATGACGGATATGTACCTAATGAATTATCTGATGCGTTAGCTGGTCATTTACCAGATGAAATAGCTGAAGATTTAGTTGAAAAGTCTATACGTTACCAAGGTGGTGTATATGATTTTGAAGCAGCTAACTTTAGTACATCTATGTTTAACAAACATAAAGATAAAATTATTTCTGCTGGTGCATTAGTTCCCGGAACACCCGATCACGACAAGGCAACTAAGTTATTAAAAGCCTACACTAACCAAGGTACAGGTGATATGTTTGGTGAAACTGATGCTAAGTCAGAAGAATGGTTAACTTTATATGGTAATTTAGAAGAAATATTTAACTCTACTTACCAATCAACTTACATGCAAAATGGAACTATCGTAAGTACACCTCGTGATGCTTTTAGAGCTGCACAGGCTGCTGTGAAAGAAGCATTAAGTGATGAAAGCACAGTTAGTAGATTGATGTCACCTGACTTAGATCCTGCTGATAAATCTTATAGCAGAAGAATACAGTTAAATATGCAGCAATCTAGTGGTGGTAAATGGAGAAAAACTAAATTATCTACTGATAAAAAAACACAAGAAGATTTACTTTATTGGTATAGTACACCACTTAAACAATCTGCTGACATACCAGAATATTATCGTGACCTAGCTATGAGAATGGGTGTTAATCCTCTTGACTTAGCTAACTCACAAATTAGATATTATTTACCTGATGCACAGATAGAAGGTAATAAAAACGATGAAAAGTATGATGATAAAATATTAGAACTTATCTATAAATTCCCTACTCGTTCTACTATAACAAGAGCAAGACTCGAAGCAGAAGGAGCAGGAAACCAGAACGTAAAAACTTCTATTTATAACAAAAAAGCTTTAATAAGAAAGGACCAGTAACTGCGGATTACTAGCCTTCTACTAAGGCAATAATTACCGTGGTAACTATGAATGAAGAATTTGATCCGACGCTAGAGGTAGGTATCTCTGGCACAGGATTATCCGAACAGGACACAAACAGAGCAGTAGCTGCTATTCAGGCTGCTGACATAAAATTAGAAAGACCAGAAGCACCTGAAGAGGTTGCAGAGGAACAGGCTGTAGAAGCTACTACACCCGAACCTATAAAAGAAAACGAAGGTCCAACAGCAGGCGACTATGTAGCTGATACATTTATCGGTCTAGGAGCTGGAGCTAGAGACATTGCTTCTAACATCATAACCACACCAGAAAGAGTTATTGACTTTTTTAATGGTGAAATGGAAGCAGAGGGAAAGGATTACGATACTGAATGGGACGATTTCATGTATGGTGATGGCGACCCTATAGAAACAAAAACATGGTGGGGTGGATTAGTTAGAGGTGCAACAGATGTTGTTGGTACTATTGCTACAACAGGTAAAATAGGTAAAGCTGTTGGATTACTTTCCAAAGCAAAACAACTAAATCAAGCTAGAACTTTAGGTAGTACACTAAAAGAAGGTGCTTTACTTGGTTTGCGTTATGACCTTGTAGCTAAAAACGAAGGTCAAGATAACTTAACTGGTACATTAAAACAACACTATGGTTGGCTTGACACACCTTTTGCTACTAACGACACAGATCATCCCGGTATAAGAAAACTAAAACATATTGTTGAAGGTATGGGTATAGGTGCTGTTTTTGACGCAACTATATTTAAGATGACACCACTTGCTAAAATGATTGCTGGTAAAACCAGTGATGTATATGCTGCACGTGGAGAGTTAGGTCAAGCATTAAAAGAAGATCTTAGACCGGTTACTGATGCAGTTAAAAAAACAGGAAAAGGATTAAAAGATTTAAAAGAAGAAGTAGCTACTGCTAATCCTGAAAATCTTACTCCTGCTGGTAAAAAATTACAAGAGTTTATTACTTCAAGAAGAGACAGTATAGAAGTACAAAAAAGAGAACAAGCTAAATCACAGATGAAAGATGCTGGATTTAGAGCACCTAAAAATGAACCTATTGCAGATCCATGGCAAGGAGCTACAACCTCTAATAGTAGTGCTGAAGCTGTAGACAGATCTATAAAACGTACTAAAAAAGAATGGGGTGCGGAAGATGGACACGTAGGCTCACTAACATCTAATACTCAAATTGAAAGAATGAGTAAAGGTACAGGTGAAACTAATGAAGTAATAAAAGAAATTCTTGGTAATTTTAGAAGTCAAGGTTATATAAAACAACTAGAGGAAACAGCAGCTAGACAAGGTAAGACACTACAAGAAAGTATTGGTGAAGACCTTGATATGTTTAGGTCAGTTTACGAAGGTAGAAATACAAGTGATGTAAGTACAAAAGATTTTTTCAAACAATTTACTAAAGATGCAATTCCAGTAACTAACAGAGCAGGAAAAAAAGTAGGTTCATATGTAAAACCTATGTATATAAAAGCATTAGACATGGTTAATACTTCTTTGTTTAATGATATTAGAGACTCTGGTATAGCTGCTAGAGAATTAGCAAATATAGCAGATATCAAAGATATAGATGGTCCTGCACAGCAGATGGTAGAAAAATTAATTGCTGGTCTAAGACTAAGAAAAATATCTAGTGCAGAAGCTTCACAACAACTTGCAGAAATAGGTGACTCAAGAATAAGAAAATTACCAAAAGAATTTAATGAAGCTATAGATAAAGACGTACAAAAAAGTATTGATGCTTTTCGTATGGCTTTAGATATGACTACAGAACAAGATGGTGATGAAGTATTCAAAGCTATGTTTGAGGGTATATCTATGGCTGAAAATGTACATACCTTAGATGATCTTGACGCATTCATGCGTAAGAAAATGAGAGGTGGTACATTTGCTGGAGATCAGAAAAAAACTGGTGCATTTTTAAGAGAGATGGGTTCTATGTTTACTCATAGTGTTTTATCTGGACCTAAAACATCAGTTCGAGCAATTATGGGTACATCTACCGCAGCATTTGCTAGACCAATGTCTATGGCTATAGGTGGCGCAATACGTGGTGATATGGTTACAGCTAGAGCTGGTTTAGCTGCATTAAATGGAATGAAAGAAGCAATACCAGAATCTTTTGATTTTTTCAAAAAAAGATTAAATGCTTATTGGGCTGGTGATATATCAACAATGAAAACTAGATTTGTTGAAAGATCTAAAGCAGATGATGAGTGGTTAGCTTATGGTCACTGGGCAGAAACTAGAGGTAATAAATTAGATAAAGCATTATATCGTACAGCTAATATGGTTAGAGCTTTGAATGATAGTAGCCTTCTTACTTACTCAACCAAAATTATGGCATCTACTGACGATGCGTTTTCATTACTTATAGGTAGAGCTAGAGCTAGAGAAAAAGCATTTTTAGAAGCTGCTGAAAAATTACCTGATTCTAACTTTGCAAACTTAGATGCTAAGTTTTTCAAAGATATGGAAGATAAGTTTAACCAAAAAATATTTAATTCTGATGGTACACTGACTGATGAAATGGCAGAGTATAGCAGAAAAGAAGCTACACTTACACAAGATCTAACTGGTTTTTCTCAAAAACTAGGTGATGCTTTCCAATCAGCACCATGGGCTAGACCTTTCTTTCTATTTGCTAGAACTGGTATCAATGGTTTGACTTTGACAGCAAAGCATACTCCCGGATTTAACTTCTTAGTTGACGAGTTTAACGTTATAGCTAAAGCAAAACCCGGAGATGACTTAGGACCTCTTGCAAAGTATGGTATAAAAAGTAATAGAGATTTAATAAATGCTAAAGCAATACAGAACGGTAGATTAGCTATAGGTTCCGCAGCTTTGACTATGGCAAGTATGGCATATCTTAGTGGTGGTTTACATGGTAATGGACCAACAGATAGGAAGCAAAGACAAGCATGGATGGACATGGGATGGAAACCAAGAACTATAAAAATTGGTGACGTCTGGGTTAACTATGA